CGACCTGCTGACCGTTCGTAGTGGTGAACACCATCGACTGCTGCGGGCTGCTCGTGTCGACCGGGCTATCGGCTTCGTCCATGTACGGTTGCAGATAGCTGGGCGTGTCGTATCTGCCTCGCTTGCCCTTGCCGAAGCGTTCCTCGCTCTTGAGCCTGCCCGCGCTGACGCTGTAGCCAGAGCCGTCCTCTGCGCCAGCCTCGCCCACAGTGTAGTCGCCGTGCTCTGGCACCGCGCCCTCGATGCCGTAGTCCTGCGGGCGACGACGAATTTCCTCGGCGATCTGTTCCTCAAGCTCGTCGATGTTATTCGCGCCGTTGTCGTAGTCGTTTTCCGTCTCGTAGGTTTCAACCTCGCGGTCGTCCGCCATCTGACCGGCCCACTCCTCCTTCTCGTTCTCCGTCATCGCGGCGAGTTCTTCCTTGTCGTCGAAATACTCCTCGATGTTTTCGAGGTAGTCGTCCTTCGCAGCCTCGTGATCGCTCGCCTGAATTTCCTCGATCGCACGATCCGCTTCGCGCTGCGTGTCGAAGGTTTCAACGAAGTCACGGTTGCGACCTCTGCCGCGATAGACCGCGACCGGGTATTCGAGTTCGTCGGACTCGTACGCAAGCGCGCGCGCCCTGTCGCGGACTGTCTCGTCCGATGCGCCGCTGCTGCGCGCCGTCAGGAAATCGAACTCAGGCGCGTTGCCCGCAGCGATCTGCCGCACGTCGGCGACTTCGACCATTTCATTGCTGTTGATGATGTCGTCGAGACCCATCCATGTCAGTTCTTCGGGTTTCGCACCTTCGCGCTTCAGCGCCTTGCCCAGTTGCACGCCAGAGACGCGGCCCTGCTCCTGCGGCTTGAGCCGGTCGAACGCGCCGAGCGTCGGCGACTTGAAACTGAAGTCGCCCTCGGTGCCTGCAAGGTCCTCAAGCGTGTACGCGCCGCGCTGGCCCTTCGGCACGTTGCGCAGCGCCTCGGACATCGGCACGGCGGTCTCTGCGCCCCGGCGTGCGATGCGCGACGCACCACGCAGGGCGGCGATCTTCGCTGCGCCCGGTGCCAGCAGTTCCGGGTCGAGGAAGTTCAAGCCCGTGTAAACGCCCGTGCTGACGGCGGCCTGCGCTTCAGGCGACGCACCGAACGCACCCGCGACCTTGCCCGCACCCGTGCCGACCGCCTGCATGCCGGTGTCGATGGGCTGCATGACCGTGCCCAGCCCCTCGGCGGTGGCCTTGCCGCCCTCGCTGCGCGGCTGGAAGGTGAAGCGGTCTACGTTCTCCCCCATCGTGTCGGCGGCGTCATCGAGGTTGATCTTGTCGCCTGCGAGCTTCTGGTGCGCCATGCCGGCGAGCGTGCCGAGGCCGGTGCCCGCCTGCGCCGCCAGCCCGGTGCCGAGCGCCAGCGCGTTCTCAGGCAGCCCGCCTACGTTGCGCAGGATGTCGGAGTACAGCTGTGCGCGGTTGTCCTGCGCACGGTAGTCGATGGGCTTGCCGAACGTGTCGTACTGCGGTCTAGCCACGTCATCCCCTCCCCTGCTGCTCAAGCCGGTGAATGGCGCGGGCGACTTCCTCGCGGCGCTGCTTGGTGTCGAACGGCTTTGCGCCGTGGATTGCCTCGCGTCGTTCCTTGGCGCGTGCCCATTCGTCCTTGCAGTCATCGACGGTCGCGAGCGAGTGCCGCTTCATGTACTCGCGGTGCTTCTTCTTCGAGTCGATGATGGTGCCGTCGTGCGCCTTGAAGGGGCTGCCACTGTAGAGGCGGTCGCTGAATCGCCAGCCGTCGCCGCTGCCGTCCGTACGACGCGGGCCGGGACCTTCGACGAGCTTGCCGTCCTCCGGGGACCAGTGCCATGTGCTGCGTGACATCAGTTAAGCCTCTGCACCGAGAAGTACGCGTATTCGACAACCACGTTGGCAATCGTCTGACTTGCAGAAAACGCGATGCCCCACAACTTGTTCGCCGGGGCAAGGTCCACGTTGAACGACTGGCTGATCGCAGCAGCGTCCTGATTGCGTGCGATGCCGACCGACGTTGCCGGGAAAGTAATGTTGTCCGTGATGTTGCGCAGCCGCAGATCAAGCTGCCGCGAGTTATTCACTTCGGTAAAGGTAAGGTTGAGCGAGATAATCGCCTGATACAGCCCCGGTGTCGGAATCAGGATGCCGCTCGATCCGATGTTCGGCGCGACGTTGCCGATGGTGCCGAACGCAAGCTCGCTAAAGCCGGTGTAGAGCGTCGGCGTGGTGGTGATGTTCGCACCTGCGGTTGCGGCTACCGGCTTGCGCAGCCCTCCCGCCGACAATACCAGTCCGGTGTCCTGCGCACGCACTGGGCGCTGCGGGAATCCGATGCCCTGCGTCAACTCGTCGAGTTGCGGAGACACCTGATCCGTCAGGGAACCGTAGACTGCGAGATAGGGATTAGTGCTCATTGCTGCGGCCTCTTGAATCCGACGTTGCCTGCGGCTTCCACGCCCATCGTGCGCTGCTGCGCCTCCTCGCTGAACAACTGCTGCGCAACCTGCTCCTTGATTTTGCCCTGCGTCTGCGCGTTCTGTCGCACGAGGTCGGCCTGAAGCTCCTGCTGCGTGCGCTGCGCGTCGGCCTGCGTCTGCACCTTGATCTTCGTCACGTCGCCCTGCACCTTCGCCTGCGACTCGGCCTGCTTCGCCTGCTGCTCTGCCTGCTTCGGGTCGCCCGCAGGCGGCGGCGGGTTCTGTTGAAGGTTCGCAATCGCCTTGTCGAGTACGCCCTCGATGCTCGACGCGCCCTTGTAGCCGGTCATCGTCCACTTCAGCATTTCGAGCAGCGTCGGTGCGGCTGCCGGGTACTTGTCGATCAACGGCTGCGCTGCGCCGAGGAACGTCGAGAGGCCGGAAATGAACTCGGTCTTTTCCGAGCGCATCGCCGCCATGTCCTGCATCGCCAGCGCCTCGGACTTGATGCTGATGGCGAACACGTTCAGCGAGCGGATCAACTGAAGCGCCTGCGGAATGTAGTCGGCGTCGGCTGACTTCTCCATGTTCGACTGCTTCAGCAGGTTCGCGTCGTCGAAGTGCTTTGCCATGACTTCGATACGCAACCGCTGAAGGTCGGTCGAGAAGCGTGCGAAGTCGTCCTGCTGTGCCTGCACGCGGGTCGATGCGAACTTCGCCTTGATGCTCTGCGCCGTTGCCGTCTCACCGCTCTGCGTCGAGCCGCGCAGGATGTCCGACATGCCCGTGATCTGATACAGCAGGTTAATCAGTTCGGCGCGATACGCCTGAAGGATGTTCAGTGCAGATGCGACTGCCTCGATAGGCAGCCAGTCGATCTGCCCCTTGATGCCGCCCTTCTCGGCGAACATCGCCCAATTGTCGACGGGGATCAGGTCGTTGTCGAAAGCCTCGGTCAGCATGCGCTGCACGCCGTCCGCGCCCTTGTCGTAGACGCCGACAACCTTGATCGCGCGTTGCAGGATCGTGATGCGCGACGTGACCTGATTCAGTTCGTCGTACTGGTCCTGCGCCAGCACGTAGTCGGCGCGAGGCACGTAGTTCTGGCTCGTGACGTTGGCGATCATAAACTGCGGGCAGGGGAAGAACGCTTCGAGGCCGAGCGGATCGTCCTTCGCGTCGCAGATAACCTCCATGCCTTCGCTGATCCAGTAGACCTTCTTGTGTTCGAGGCACCAGATTTCCCAGACTTCGGCCTTCTGCCACGGATCTTCTTCGATGCCTGAGAGCTTGTCCCTGTCGCTGCGCCGGTTGATGCCGCCGAGCGGGATGTTCTCGCCGATCTTCTCGCCGAAGCGTTCAACGCACTGGTCGCGCGTGAGGTAGTTGCGGAAGCCGATCCAGCGAACCTCGTCCCATGTGCGTGCGGGCGACCAGCACACGTCGCGCCAGTTGATGTAGTCGAGCGGCGCGGCCTCGAACGTCTTGCGGTCCTCGGTGTACGCAGGCGCAAGCTCGTTGCCTGCTTCATCGAGTATCGCTTCGACCTGCACCGACTCGAACTGCGCGTCGTAACGCACGCGAGCGCAGCCGAGGCCGACCAGCAGCCGGTCGTCGAGCGCCTGTCCGATGGCGTAGCTGAACTGCTTGCCGATGTCGGCGTTGGCGATGCGTTCGAGCAGTTCGGCGGCGACGCGTGCCACGTCATCGTTCGCGTCCTCGTACCGGCGCGAGACTTCGACGCGCGGCACGTTGCCGAACAGCATCGAGCGCAGCGTGATGACGTTGGCGCTGAACAGGTTTAAACGCGTTGTCCTGATCGACGCCGTGATGTCGTTGGAACGCTCGTCGAGGAACACCTTCGTGATCCGCTTGCCTGCCTCGTTCCACTTCAGCGCGGCCTTGCGGCCTGCCTTCAGTTCGGTAAGCCAGAGCTTCTGCATGCCCTGCGGCGTGTCGTCGAAGTCTTTCGCGGATTGAAGCTGTGCGGTACTCATTCGATTCTGCTCCGACCGGCGAAGCGTTCGCGGTCAATGAAAAGTGGTTCAAGTTGGAAGCTCGATGCAGCCACGCGAGGCACATGCTTCGCGGCTGGCACGGGTTCATGGTCGCGCAGCATCGCAGCGCCGTAGCAGAACGCGTCGGCTGCGTGCGATGCCCAGTTGTGGTCGGGCGCGGTCGAGTAGGTGCGGCGCTCGTCGTTCCACTTGAACGACCAGTCGCGCAACGCGAGGATGCCCTGCGCACATGCGGCTGCGTCGAACACGCACTTGGGGACCATCGAGCGCCCTGCGTTCACCTTGTCCTGATCGCGTAGCGCAGGTACGAGGCCGATGTCCTTCGCCCACTTCGAGTTGATGAACTGCTGCACGACCGTGTGCCGCGTCTGGAAGGTCTTGGCGCGTGCATCGTGCGGCAGCCAGAGCTTCGCCACGGGCCAAGGCTTCGCGGCCAGCCTGTCGATCCACTGTTCGGCGTCGAGGCCCGTGTCCTCCTCGTAGTCGACCAGCGCGAAGCGCCCGCCCGGTTGCTGCTGCCAGAACCAGAACGCAGCCGCGTCGTTGAAGCCGATGTCGCTCGACACGATGATGCCGCCGCCATCCATGTCCCACACGGGTTCGAGGCTGATGCGGCCCTGCTTCTCTGCGGCCTCCATCTGCTTGCCGAGGATCGCGCCGACGTTCGCTGCGCTGAAGTCGCACTTGTACTCCTGCCGCGCAAGCTCCTCTGGCATGCCGAGGCGAATCTCCTCTTGGAACTGCTCCTCGGTCATCAGCCCCACGTCGAGCGCGTTCTGATGCGAGTGACGCCAGCCTGTCTCGCGCTTCGCAAGTTCAAGCATGCCGTGGAAGTGGTTGTAGCCGCGCGGTGTGCTGATGAACGCAGCGTAGCCGCCGTTCGCTTGCAGGATAGGGCGCATCATTTCCCAGCCCTTCGGATGCGCAATGGCGAACTCGCTGTACACGAGGCCGACCGGGTTCGAGCCGACCCATCGGTTGTACTGGTCCGAGCCGCCAAGCTGCCACACGCTGCCGTTGACAAGCTCGATACGCATTTCCTGCTCGTTCAGCGACTTCCGAATCTCCTTCGGAAAGCTGATGTCGATAAGGCGCTCGCCCTCGTTGGTGAAACCATCCCAGAGCGTGCGGCGTGCGTGCGCGAACTCAGGCAGGAAGTGAACGTACAGCCCCTTGCGGTCCAGCGCCTTCATGGCAGCGATGGACATATAGGTGATGTCCTTGCCCATGCGACGCGACCAGCACTCGACCGCACGCAGCCCCGGCTTGTCCTGATCGAAATACTCGAACGCGCCCATCTGATAGGCGCGCGGGTCGATGTTCGGTATGCGAATGCGCTTAGTCACGTCGTTTAAACGT